CAGCTATTAAGCCTGCAAGACTAAGTGCAGATCATGGTAGTCTTGATAGTCCCGCAGTACGTTTCAAAATGTTCAAAGCCAGCGGTGGTACTATCATTGAAACACAAATTTATAATGAGCGAACAGATCGTCATGTAAACGGTTTGTATGTCATAACCAATGATAAAAATATTGGCGAGGAAATCAATAAGATTTTAACTATGGAATCTTTAAAAGTTTGACGTATGATCCTAAATAATGTTATAATAACTTTAATTTGGAGAGAATAAATTGGTTTATAATAAAGTATATGTAAGTCACGACGAAGAAACAGGCCTAGACGCAATGGCAGGAGATGGCGGATACGAAGAAGCATATCTAGGCGATCACTTGCGTTTTAAAATGAAACGAGAAAATAAACGTTTTTGGGCTGGGGATAATATTAGCGAATATGTTAGTGAGGCAGATAAAGAAATCCTAATTAACGAAGCGACAGAAGCATTTGAAAAAGTCTTAGATTGTCTTCTAATTGATAGAGAAAACGACCCTAATAGCAAGGGCACAGCACGTAGACTTGCTAAGATGTATTTTAATGAAATTATGGCAGGACGATATGAACCTGCACCAGACGCTACAGCGTTTCCAAATGATACAGAGGATAGATATGAAGGCATGTTGGTTGTTCGTAGTGAGTTGCGTAGTATGTGCAGTCATCATCACCAACCCGTTGTTGGTGTTGCTTATATTGGCATTATTGCCGCTCAGAAACTTATTGGTTTATCAAAATACACACGCATTGCACAGTGGTGTGCAAGACGAGGTACTCTCCAGGAGGAACTTTGTAATGATATTGCTAGGGAAATCCAAAAAGCTACAGACTCAGAAAACGTAGCCGTTTACATTCAAGCAACACACGGATGTTGCGAAAATCGCGGCATTATGGCACATAGTTCACTGACTCAAACTACTGTATTAACTGGAACATTTAAAACTGATCCAGGCGCAAAGAAAGAATTCTTTGACAATATTAAATTACAACAGGAATTTGCGCCAAGATGAATTTAGATTTTGACACGCAACACAAATACTTTTTAGAATACAATATCAAAGCAGTTGAGTTGGGTGCAATGTGTGATGAGTTCCCTGCTTTGAAAAAAGCGTGGGATCAATTTAAAACTGTTTATGAACTTTGTCGGGAAGAACATCATGAAGCTCAAAGAACGATTCCTTAATTTTTTAGAAAGACACGATCGTAAACGAACCATTATGGATCGTACTTGTGACGAGCCATTGCTAACACGTTACTATTTGTTCTTAAAAGATCGAAAACATTTTCCATTTAATATATTCTTGCACAAATTTCACAAAGGCGATCCTGGTGATGTTCACGATCATCCTTGGCCTTATGCTACATTAATTTTAGCAGGTGGTTATTATGAATATACGCCTGTTATGGAATATGGCAAAATGGTTGGAGAAGTAAAACACTGGCGTGGTCCTGGACATTTTCGTATTTGTAGTGCGTTCAGCTATCATCGAATCGAATTGAAAGAAGGAGTAACACCTTGGACATTGTTTATGCCTGGTCCACAAAAAAGAGAATGGGGATTTCTTGTTAAAAATCGATGGGTCCAAAACGATCAATACTTAAAGGAAAAGTATGAACAAGCACATAATTGATAATAATCAATTTAAAGGTCTAGTTGCTAAAATTTGTAGAGACATTACTCTAAGTAATTGGAGACCAGACTACATTGTAGGAATAACTCGAGGTGGGTTATTACCAGCAGTTATGATTAGTCATTATTTCAATGTTAAATGCGAAACAATAAACATAAGTTTGCGTGATAATACTAACGGTCCAGAAAGTAACTTATGGATGGCAGAAGAAGCATTTGGATATATCCCAGTGGATATGCAATCCGGCATTGATAAACGTAGCGATGCAACTTATAAGAAAAACATTCTTATTGTAGATGATATTAACGACAGTGGTGCCACTATTAATTGGTTATTGAATGACTGGCCCAGTGGTTGTTTGCCTAACGATCAATCTTGGGATAATGTTTGGAATAACAATGTAAGATTCGCTGTTGTAGTTGACAACTTGTCTAGCAAGTGTGCTGTGCCAATGGACTACTATGGAATGGAAGTTAACAAAGCAGAAAATGATGTTTGGATAGAATTCCCATACGAAGAATGGTGGACTAAAAATGCGTGAAATTATAATGTCAGAACAACCTCCCTTTATAGAGGACAGTAAAGCACCTTGGGATAATCTTTTAGAAGAGGATTTTCACGTCAAGATTTTTTACGATAAATATCCCGTCACTGAAGGACACTTACTTTTTGTGCCTAAATACAATACAGTAGCAGTCTTGATGGACTCCTTTGAAAGTGCTGTACGTGACGGTATGCGTATGGTAGAAGAAGGCAAGTGTGATGGATTTAATGTTGGATTTAATTACGGAAAGTCGGCAGGGCAAACAGTAGGTTGGCCACATGTACATCTTATACCTAGACGTACCGGGGATATGGAAGATCCAACAGGTGGTGTTCGACACGTAATTCCAGAAAAAGGAAATTATAAAAAATGATTACACCAGAAAAAATACAGCACCATATTTCTCATCTACAAGAAAAACATAATGTATTAGATAAAAAAATTATAGATTTGGAAAATCATCACAGCAATCACGAAAAGGTTGTTGAACTAAAAAGAGAAAAACTACGTCTAAAAGACGAAATTGAAAAATTTAAAAAATCAATTTAATGCGTATTTTAACTTTAGCACTTGCACTACTGCTATGTCCTATATCCGTCTTTGCTAAAAAGAGCAAAGACTACTCTGTCCTTTTGTATAATGAAACTACTTCGTATCAAGTAATTGCTAGAAATCATGATCAACGACCAATTGCCAGTTTAACTAAATTGATGACTGCTATGGTTGCATTAGATTATAAAACGTACCTAGAGTCAACATACTTTTTATCAGATAAAGCAGGTAGTAAACTTCCTAAAAAATTATACACCAAAAAAGAATTGTTAACTGCATTACTAGTCAGAAGTGATAATGCGGCGGCAGAAACTTTGGCAGAAAGTTATCCTGGTGGGAGAAATATGTTTATTAAAGCAATGAACACTAAAGCTAAAAATTTAGGAATGAACAACACAGTATTCGTTGACCCAACAGGATTAAACAAAGGAAATGTTTCGACTGTTGAAGATGTTGGCACTATGATGACACATGCTTCTAAATATAGTTTCATAACCAATAATAGTATCAAAAAAGAAGCATCATTTGAGATTCCAAAAAGTAATAGAACAAAGATTATTACTTTAGAAAATACAAATAAAAAGATACTAAACGATTTTGATATTATTACTGCCAGTAAAACAGGATTCACTTACGCCGCTGGTTTTTGTCTTGCACTAGCTGTTCAAAAAAATGATCAAAAATATATTGTTGTAGTTTTGGGTGCAAAAAATTCTAATCAAAGAATAGAAATTACAAAAGACATTTTACAAAAAATATGAAGACCTTTAAACACCAAGTTAGAATTGATTGGCACAATCAACAAAATGAATGGTGGAACGAAACTTGTGCTATGGTATTAGAAATATTTGGTTTACCAGGTAATAGATTTATGTACAGACCGTATGTAGATCATATGGTTTTTGAATTTGAAAACGAAAAAGACCAAAGATTGTGTCAAATATTGCTTTCAGATAGAATTTGACTTCCTTAAATTTTTATAGTATAATAAATTATGAGTAAAATTAAAATCGCAGAGCTGTTTTACAGCATACAAGGTGAAGGACGCTATATGGGTGTGCCTTCTGTTTTCTTACGTACATTTGGTTGCAACTTTAAGTGTGCTGGCTTTGGTATGCCAAAAGGTGAACTGAGTTCAGAAGTTGAAGCTATTGCACAACGAATTGCTGAATTTAAAACTTATGAAGAACTTCCGCTAGTTTCTACAGGGTGTGATAGTTACGCTAGTTGGGATCCAAGATTTAAAGACCTTAGTCCTATGCTTGAATCTAACGCCATTGTAGAACGTATTATGGAAATCCTTCCTTATAATGGATGGACAGACGAACATCTTGTTATTACAGGCGGTGAGCCTTTGCTAGGTTGGCAACGTGCCTATGAGGACTTGTTAATACATCCTAATATGAGTAGTTTAAAAGAAATTACATTTGAAACAAACGGTACTCAACGTCTAACCGGGGACTTGCACAACTTCTTGCAACACTGGGTTAATCAAGATCCACAACGTGAAGTTACTTTTTCAGTCAGTGCTAAACTAAGTTGTTCTGGTGAAGCAAGACATGAAGCCATTATCCCAGAAGTTGTTTGTGAGTACGAAACAATTGGGTATACATATCTAAAATTTGTAATTGCTACAGAAGAAGATGCCGAAGAAGCACTAGAAACTGTGGACATTTATAGAGAAAACGGTTTTAGAGGACCAGTATACTTGATGCCAGTAGGTGGAGTTGAAAGTGTCTATACATTGAATAATCGTCGAGTTGCCGAACTAGCAATGAAACATGGGTTTAGATACAGTGATAGACTGCAAGTTCCACTATTTAAAAATGAATGGGGTACCTAAAAATGGTAGCAAAAAAGACTACAACAACTAAAGCGCCTGCTAAAAAAGTAGTTAAAGAACCTACAACAGCGCCTAAAACTAGAACAACCAAAAAGAAGTTTACCAGTCCAAAAGATGAAGCAACACATAATAAGCAACCTTGGGTAGGCGTGCTTGAAACTCACGTAAATCCGGACAATCCTTCAAATGGCTTTTTCGAGCTTGACTGGAACGAATACTTTATAGTACAATTAAAGAGTCACGGATATGATGGTCCTAGTGAAGAAAGTATTGTCGATGCTTGGTTCCAAAACTTATGTAGAAACATTGGTAATGAATCAGGACTAGATATGGAACGTCGTGGCAGTGGTTATATTAATATTAACAATCTTGGTAACGGTAAATCGGAAATAAGCTAAATGTCATTCATACTCGTAGATACTGCTAACACATTTTTTCGTGCCAGACATGCAATCAAAGGCGATTTAGAGACTAAGATTGGTATGAGTCTCCATGTTACCTTTAATAGCGTTAAAAAGGCATGGAAAGACTTTAATGGCTCCCATGTTATTTTCTGCCTTGAGGGTCGCAGTTGGCGAAAGGATTACTACGGACCTTATAAACGCAACCGAGCTGATGCTCGTGCCGCACACAATGAAAAAGAAGCTGAAGAAGAACGAGTGTTTTGGGAAACCTTTGACGAGTTTAAGAATTTTGTTAGTGAGAAAACTAATTGTAGTGTTCTACAACATCCGCAACTTGAAGCAGACGATCTTATTGCAGGATTCATTCAAGCACATCCAAATGACAATCACGTAATTATTTCGACAGACGGTGATTTTGCACAACTTATTGCACCAAATGTCAAGCAATATAATGGAGTAAGTGAAATCACAACAACGCATACTGGATATTTTGATGCAAAAGGAAAACGTGTTATTGACAAAAAGACAAACGAAATTAAACTTGCGCCAAATCCAGAATGGCTCTTGTTCGAAAAATGTATGCGTGGCGATACCAGTGATAATATCTTCTCAGCGTAT